ATTGAAGTTTTGGGTAATGCAGAAACATTTTATGCTGGTAGTCTTGCAAACAACCCTGGTGGGGCAAGTGACGCATTATTCACTTCGACTGAGGTTACTCGTGAACTGGTTATCGGATTGGATGAAGATGCTAGTGAATTTGCTGCTGCTGAAACCATTGTAGATGATACAGCTGGCACTCCACAAAGCATTGATATCACTTCTGTTCGTTCCGAGTATGCTGAGCGCGAATATGTTCCTGGTAGTAAGTGGTTGAATGTTGCTGCTCGCCCTGGCACTTCTCAGTATGCCTCTAATGCTGGTGGTCACAATGACGAATTACACATTCTTGTTGTTGACATTGACGGCAAAATTACTGGTACTACTGGTGCTGTATTGGAGCGTTTCATTGGTCTTTCTAAGGCATCCGATGCTAAGACAACTATTGGTGAAACCAACTACTACAAGGAAGTAATCAAGCAGCGTTCTAACTACATCTATTGGGGTTCTCATGAGGATTCGGTCTTTGATGCAACCGCAACTTCTTCAGATGGTGATTGGGGAGCTGCTGCATCTTCCCGCAATTTCAATAGAATCAGATGGGAAGCAGGTGTTCAGAGTTATCCCGCTGGATACACTGGAGTAGGTTCTTACGATGGTGCTACTGCATATTATCGCCTCACTGGTGGTGTTGATTATGCTGCTGCTGGTAGTGACTACACTATCACTAATACGGACATTACAACTGCATACGAATTAATCGAAGACCCAGAATCTCAAAGAGTTGATTTTATCCTCGCTGGTCCTTCTGGTTCTAGTGACAGCAATGCACTTGCAAAGATTACTTCTCTTGTCAACATCGTCGAAGAGCGTCGTGATTGCATGGTCTTTGTTTCTCCTCGTAGATCAAATGTCATTGGTGTTTCCAGCGCAACAACTGCTACTGACAACCTGGTAGCATTCTTCGATCAACTGCCTTCGTCTTCGTACATGGTATTTGATTCTGGTTATAAGTACATCTACGATAAGTACAATGATGTTTATCGTTATGTTCCTTGCAACGGTGACGTTGCTGGTCTCTGCCTGCAGACAACCGAAGTTTCCGAACCTTGGTTCTCTCCCGCTGGTTTCCAACGCGGTGTTCTGAGAAACGCAATCAAGCTTGCTTTCTCCCCCAATAAGACTCAACGTGACCGCTTATATGCTGCTCGCGTCAATCCCATTGTTTCCTTCCCTGGTCAGGGTATTGTCTTGTTTGGTGATAAGACTGCTCTCGGATTTGCTTCTGCATTCGACAGAATCAACGTCCGTCGTCTGTTCCTCACCATCGAGCGTGTTATTGGTGGTGCTGCTAAGTCCCAACTCTTTGAGCAGAATGATGAAGCACAACGTTCGCTGTTCCTCAACATCGTTGAGCCCTACATGCGTGATGTCCAAGGTCGTCGTGGCGTAACCGACTTCCTCGTCAAGTGTGACAGCGAAAATAATCCTCCTGAGTCTGTTGACCGTGGTGAGTTCTACGCAGAAATCTACGTCAAACCAACCCGCACAATCAACTACATCACTCTGACATTCACTGCAACCAGAACTGGTGTTGCCTTCGGTGAAATTGCTTCCTGATAACATCTAATAGAATCAAGAGACCCTACGGGGTCTCTTTTTTTGTCTGAAAATATTGTTTGTGCTAAATATTAACGACGGAGACATTTTAAAACAATGGCAAAAAGAGGAACTATTGACGACTTTAAGGCAAATGTAGCTGCCGATTTTGCTCGTCCCAATCTATTCCAAGTAGACCTTAACTTCCCTACTGGAATTATCAATAATGCAAGTCTGATTGAACTTGGTAAGTTTACTGTTCGTGCAGCAAACCTTCCTTCTTCTCAAATCGGTGTTATTGAAGTTCCTTTCAGAGGTCGTGTGCTGAAGATTGCAGGCGACAGAACCTTTGAACCCTGGACAATCACTATTCAGAACGACAGCAACTTTGTTCTGCGTAATGCATTTGAACTCTGGGCAGCTAGCATTCAAGCATACAACGAAAACTTCACATCTGCTGCAGGTCTTGGTGACCAAGATGATGCAACTGGTTACTTTGCTGACATGACTGTTCACCAGTTAGCACGCGATGTTAAAAACGGTGATACCCCTAAGATTCTAAAGTCTTACAGATTCTATAACGTATTCCCAAGTGCAATCGCAGCGATTGACCTCGACTTTGGAAGCAACGATGCCATCGAAGAATTCACAGTTGAACTCCAGACTCAATACTGGACTCCAATTAATGCCTCTGTCGATGCCTGATAAATAGAACAGGACCAATAACTTAGAAATATAATGTCTCAGCTCTTCGGTTTTTCACTTGAAAGAGCAAAGAAGGTCCCTAAGGGGCCTTCTTTTGTTCAGAAGGATAATATGGATGGTTCGCAACCGATTGTCGGTGGCGGATACTATGGATATTCCGTCGATTTTGATGGAACTGTTCGTAATGAATACGAACTCATTTCTCGTTATAGAGAGATGGTAATGCAACCAGAGTGCGATAGTGCAGTTGATGATATTGTCAACGAAACTATTTGCGGAAACTTTGATGATGTTCCTGTTGAAGTTGAGTTATCCAACTTAAAGGCATCGGATAAAATCAAAAAACTTATTAGAGAAGAGTTTCATGAGGTTTTGAGACTTCTGGATTTTGATAATCGTTCATATGAAATCTTCCGTCGTTGGTATGTTGATGGAAGACTATTCTATCATAAAATTATTGACCCTAAGAATCCTCGTGCTGGTCTTACAGAACTAAGATATATTGACCCCCGTAAGATTCGCAAGGTCACTGAGTATGAAGCAAAGCGTCCAGAGCAACTACGTGGCGTTGATATCAATACACAACTTACACAAAAAGCAGCAGAATATTTTCTTTATAACCCCAAAGGTTTGAAGAATTCTACAAATCAGGGTATGAAGATTACCACTGATTCCATCTGCTATTGCCACTCTGGCATTCAAGATTTAAACAAAAACATGACTCTTAGTCACCTGCATAAGGCGATTAAGGCAGTCAATCAACTGAGAATGATTGAAGACTCTCTTGTTATCTACCGTTTGAGTAGAGCACCTGAGCGCAGAATCTTCTACATTGATGTTGGCAATCTTCCCAAGAATAAAGCGGAACAATATCTCCGTGAAGTTATGGGTCGCTATCGTAACAAACTTGTATATGATGCGAACACTGGTGAGATTAAGGATGATAAGAAGTTTATGTCCATGCTGGAAGACTTCTGGTTACCTCGTCGTGAAGGCGGCAGAGGAACAGAAATCTCTACACTTCCTGGTGGACAAAACCTTGGCGAACTAGAAGATGTTAAGTATTTCCAAAAGAAACTGTACAAAGCACTCAACGTTCCTAGTTCTCGCTTAGAAACAGAAACGACTTTTAATATTGGTCGTGCTGCTGAAATCACTCGTGACGAGGTTAAGTTCCAGAAGTTTATCGCTCGTTTGCGTAAGCGTTTCTCTGAACTCTTTACAGATTTACTTAAGACTCAACTCATCCTCAAGGGTATTATGACTCTTGAAGAATGGGATGAAATGAAGGAGCACATCCAATTTGACTTTATTGCAGATAACTACTTTACAGAACTCAAGGAGATTGAGATTCGTAACGAGCGTATGAATCAGGTTAATAGTATGGATCCTTATGTTGGTAAATACTTCTCCGTTGAGTATCTTCGCCGTCAGGTCCTCAAGCAGACTGAAACTGAAATCAAGGAGATTGATGAACAAATTGAATCTGAGATGGAAGCTGGTATTATTGCTAATCCTGCAGCGGAAATGGATCCCGCTATGGCTGCTGGCGATGAAGGTGGAGCACCAGCAGCAGAAGTAGCACCTAACGAGCAAGAGTCCGCAGTTGAACCTGCAGATGCCCGCAGGGGTGAATTCTAAATAACCTAAATATTATCATAGTGGGAGTATTATTATGCCTAGCGAAATCGCACAACAAATCGTCCAACAAATTTTTTCTGACGACAAAGCAGCTGCACTAGATTCCGTCAATAACGGTTTAGGTGCTGCAGCATTTGACGTAGTACAACAGAGAAAACTTGAATTTGCGAAAGCAATGGGATTTGATTTGGGTGACACAGGTCAAGATGCTGCAGATGAACTTGCAGATAAAATGACTGATGATGTGGAACAAGAACTTCCTACCGACGAGTTACCTCAAGAAGAAACTACAGATGAAGACAATGAAACTGATAGCTGAAGAAATTACTCAGGTCGAATTTATCGCTGAGGAAACGGAAGGCAAGAAGAATTACTTCATTGAAGGAATCTTCCTGCAGGCGGAACTCCAAAACCGCAATGGTCGCATGTACAAGTTACCAACTTTACAACGCGAAGTTGCTAAATACGACGAGAACTACATTCAAAAAGGGCGTGCTCTTGGCGAATTAGGTCATCCTGATGGTCCTTCCATCAACCTTGACCGAGTTTCTCACAAGATTACCTCTCTCAAAGAAGACGGAAACAACTTCATTGGTAGAGCGAAAATTCTTGACACTCCCATGGGCAACATTGCAAAGAACCTCCTTGATGAGGGCGTCAAACTTGGCGTATCTTCTAGAGGCATGGGTTCTTTGGTTAAAAGAGAAGGATGCAACATTGTTGCAGATGACTTCATGCTTGCCACCGCTGCTGATATTGTAGCAGACCCTTCTGCTCCTGATGCATTTGTTGACGGAATCATGGAAGGAAAAGAATGGGTTTGGGACAATGGAATCCTGAAAGAAGCACATGTTGCTGCTATCAAGAATGAAATTGACCAGGCAACTCTTATCAACTTACAGGAACGCAAAATTTCCGCGTTTTCCAAGTTTTTAAAGAGTTTGTGATTTATAAATAAATACAGACAACGCTAAAGCATAACGGAGTTCAAACAAATGGCTGAGACCCAACAGGAGTTAGATAACATGGAGCAAGTGTCCGAAGGTTCTAATCCTATTACCAAGAACGCGAAACCTGCAGAAAAGTCCGACCTCAAGGATGAATCTCAGAAAGTTCTCACGGTAACTTCGGATTCTATGGAAGGTGCTAAGGGAACTAAGAACGCTGGTGCTTCTGCTGCTAAGGCAGTAAGTAAAGCAGCTGCCCCTACGACCAAACCAAGTGACGCATCCGCTAAAATGGAGGAAACGGAAGATGGCGAAGAGGAAGTCCTCGCTGAAACCGAGTACGACTTTACTGAGGATGTTGACGCTCTTGTCGCTGGTGAAGAGCTCAGCGAAGAGTTCCGTGCAAAAGCAGCAACAATCTTTGAAGCAGCAGTAACCGCTAAGGTTAATGCTGAAGTTGCAGCGTTGCAAGAGGCATTCGAATCTACCTTGACTGAAGAAGTCGAAAAGATTCAAACAGAATTGGCCGAGAAGGTTGACGACTATCTCACTTATGCTGCCGAGCAGTGGATGAAGGAAAATGCTCTCCAAATCGAGCATGGCATTAAGACTGAGATGGCAGAGTCGTTCTTCAACGGTCTAAAAGGTCTCTTCTTAGAGCACAATTTTACTGTGCCTGAGGAGAAATTCAACCTGCTGGATGGCA